TGCGCCTCTTGGAGTGCGCGGAAAGCGGTGTTGTATTCGCTGCGGGCTTCTTTGAAAGCTGTATCGAGCTTTCGGGCATAAATGTTAAATTCGCTCATGGTGTAAATTATCCTTTCTTTTTCATGCGCTGCCGCGCTGTTTTTTCTTAAAGGTCGATAATGATAACGCTTTCGCAGTCTGATAAATAATCTCGTGCTGCCTGTTCCGTTTGGAACACCTTTTCAGGGCTTTGCGGCGCTCTACAAGCCGCCCATGCGCCATTTTCAAGCAATGTCATAATTGCTACGCCCGTTTGCTTCTGCGCTGCAATCGCCTGTAAAGAGGCAATGCGGGCTTTAATGCTGTTATTCAAGGGCTTTGCCTCCGATCTCGTCACTCTCCAATTCCGGCAATTCCAGCTTGCCGCGCTCAATGGCTTCGTCAAGCATCTGATAGAGGGACAAGCTCAACGGGTCTATGCCCTCGACAGGATGGGGATACAGCACAATGCGTTTGCCGTCCGGCGTCACCGCGCCATACTTACGCAAATACGTAAACGCATCTTCTGCCGTGCGGAACTCACCGCCGCCCTCGACGATGAAGACCGTCTCATCGGCTGACAGCAACCTAAGGTATTCCCGCAACGCCGCAAGGCGGATATCAAAATTTTTCTTCATCGCTGTTCCTGCTCCCTTCGCCATGCTTCAAGCTCGTCAAGCTGCTGCATGATGTCTGTGATCTCCGTGTACTTCACTGTCTGTCGTAAAATCTCTGCCGCGGCACTCACGCGGGTCTGTGCGGGCGCGTCTGCATCCTGCATGATCGTTGCCAGCGTATCCGCCGCGGCGTGTGCCCGCTCCTGCAGCACGTTCCGTGCCGCTTCGGTTCGCTCTCGCCGTGCCTCGTTATACTTCTGCATGAACTCAGGGTCGCGTTTTCGGCGATAGATCGTCTGCTCGTTGATCTCGAGCTTTGCCGCCGCGCTCCGCACTGTCGCGGAGATCAAAAGCGCGTCAATAATGGTCTCATCTCGAATTTTCTTTGACAAAGTTTGAAAAGCCCCCTTTCCGGCTCTGCTTTATCTGACGTTTCAGTGTTTTTTATTAGTAATACTCCATCAGCGGTTTGCGGATACGCGGATGCCGCAGGGCTCGTATTGCTTCCCGCCGCGCCCTTGCATCAGGCTTTTGACCAAGCCAAAACTCACTGATGATCGCATCGCGCTGCGCATCCGGCAGTTGTGCAAGCGCCGCTTGCACGGCCTGTTGAAAGTCCCGCTGTTCGACGTCCTCAAAGGCCTCTTCTGCTGCTTCATCTGAGATTGTGTCACCAAGCGTCAGGTCGCTGTCCTCGTCGCCTATCGGCTCGTCCATCGACCGGCAAACACTGTTGATGGGGTCACATCGCGTCCGCTGTATTCGCTGCCCGCAGGCTTCTGTGAACTCCGCCTTGAGCTTAATGCCGTACAGCGTGAGAAATTCACCCTTGTTCACATCCCATGTCGGCAGTGTATCCATGAGAGCGATAAACGCCACTTGCAGGAGGTCGCTTTCCTCGACACCTGCACGACCTTCCATCGCCCGTGCCCACCTCAAGGCTTGCTGCCATGCAAAGCGCTCAACCGCCGCCCAAAGTCTCAGAATGTCCGCCTTGCCAGCCTGTACCGCTTCTGCAATTTCGCTTGTCCGCTTATCCTGTGTGTCAAGTGCTTTCGCTTGCATATCTTCTCCTCCTGTGGTAAAATCAAAATTGACAAATCGGATTCACCACAAGAGACGCTCTCCCCATTTGGGGAGGGCCTTTTTTATAATCGAAAATGACGGTTCATTGCCCGCTCAAACTTATCACGGTCATCAGCAGGCAAAAGCGGAATTACACGGTGCTGCATTTCGTCACGCTGGCGATAGCGCTCACGCTTCCGGCGTGCCGGTTTGATTTCCGCTAAGATGTTGGCTGCGATTTTCAAATTCATGCTGTAACCCTCCCTGTGACCTTGTAGAAGGTCGCGTCAACGTGACCAGTCGCGCCGCGCCGGTTCTTGTCGAGCCACAACTCCAACAAAGATGGCGATTCCATGCGCTCATCCGTCTCGCACGGCGGGTTATGCAGCAGCGTCACCGTATCCGCGTCCTGCTCGATGGCACCCGATTCACGGAGGTTTGCCATTGTAGCCCGAAAGCTGCCGGAACGGTCAGAGGCCGCCGCGCGGTTGAGCTGGCACAAGCACAGCACGGGAATATTCAGCCTCAGTGCAAGCAGCTTCAAGGCCCTGCTGTTCCTTGTGGTCGCCTCGTAAAGCGAAAGCCGAGCTTCCGGCGGTTCAAGCAGCCCGAGGTGGTCGAGGATCAGCAGCCCCGGCTTCTCGCGGTAAGCCAATGCCTCCACCTGCCGAACATTCATGCCCGAGCGCCGATTGAACACGATTGGCAGCGTGGAAAGCTCCGTCGTACCCTCGGCAAAACGCATATACTCGCCATCCGTAAGCCTGCCGCCGAACATGAGCCGCGCCGATGACAGACCGCCAATGTTGCCGACAAGGCGAGCGGAACAGTCCTCCGAGCTCATTTCAAGTGACAAGTACAGCACCTTGACGCCGCTTCTTGCCGCATTGAGCGCGATTTGCAAGGCGAGCGCTGATTTTCCGACCGCCGGTCTTGCACCGATGATGTGCAAGCCGCCATTGATGAAGCCACCGCCGAGCAATTTATCGAACCTCAGCAGACCGGATGCCACGCATGGTGCTCTGCCGCCGACCTGCTCAGAAACGCGGTATCCGAGCTGTGTGAGCGCCGACGTAAGCGTTTGCGAATCGCCCTGTGTGTTTTCCTCGGTAAGCCGCTGCAAAGCCTCCTGCGCGCGTCCAAGCGCGTCTGTAGGGTCATTCTCAGCGTTCATCAGCTCATCGCCGATCTTTCGCAGGGAACGTGCAAGCGCAGCTTCCTTGACCGCTGCTAAGTAAACATCGAGGTTCGCTGTGGTCGGCGTCGTGTCCATCAGCCCTGCAAGCAGCCTGTCCGTCACGTCGGTGCAGTTGCGTCCCGCTTCCGCTCTGACGGTCAGCGCATCAAAGCCGCCGCTTTCCTCGTACTGATGACGCATCGCCCGGAAAACTGCTTGCAGCGGTAAGGAAGAGAACACATCATCTGGAAGCTCTGCCGCCTCCGGGAACAATGATGGGTCGATCAGCAGCGAGCCGAGCACGCCGTATTCGTTCAGAATAGAATTCACGTGCTCACCTCCATGTGTCCGTAGCCTCGTCGTACTGCCTGGGCGGTGGTTCGGATGTTGTCTGTGTTCTCTCTCCCGATTTTAGGCGGCTGAAAATTATTCCCTGCCAATTGTTCGCCATGCACTCCCGAATCAGATTTGTGACGGTGGCCTCGCCATATTTCTGCGCGTTGTTCTGGATCTCGGTGACAAGAGACTTCAATCCGATCGGTCTGTACACCTGTCGCTTTTCCGCCTTGTAGGAGAGCCATGATTCAAAAGCGTCTTGAAGATCATCTCCGAATCCCGTTTCCCCCTGTGGGGGTAAGGGGGTATTCGTCTTATTTCTTATACTCTTTATATGGGGCTCATTTGTAGTCGCAGAAACAGTCTCACTTACGGTTGCATTTGTGGTCACATTTTGAGACTGTTTTTTAAGACGATAGCAATTTGGACTGCCCTTTCTGCCCGGCTGAAACTCAATAAAACCTGCCGTAACCAGCTTATCCCGTGCACGAATAACCGTTCCTTTTGATTCGGCCCCGATCAAAATCGCCATCCTCAAATTGTCCACCTGTACGGATTCAGGCCACCCCGCACGGTTGAAAATATATAGCAGTTTGAAGTACATGAGCTGTGAATTGCACGGCAAATCGTTAGTTTCTAACCAACGGTTGAAGTCGTTGAGGTAGTCGATGTAAGTCACCCGCTCACCGCCCCTGTGTCTTTGCCCACTCAATCAAATCGCTGGCAACAATGCGCGTACAACCGCCAATTTTGACCGCAGGAAAACCAGCGACGTTACACCACTTGTAGATGGTCGGGCGTGATACGCTCAAAAGCCGTGCTGCCTCCGTGACAGTGATTAAGATGCGATCCATATTCTCCCCTCCTCATAAAATTCGAGTTGACAAAACTGAAAAACTTGATACAATTGTGTTAAGTCTCAAATTTCTTGTCACTTGCATTATATACGTGGAGCTCCTGTTTGACAAGTTTTTTGAGCCAATATATATAAAAAACAAGAAAATCATTCTTTCAGAGGCTTAACAATATGGAACAAATGTTTTTTCCGGTCACACAAAAGAAAGCAAGTCAAACGGGCAGGGCAAGGTCATCCGCTGCAAATAAAAACGCCCTTTTCCCGACGCAACTGCGTAAATTACGAAAGGAAAAAGGCGTAACACAGGATGAGTTATCTAAAATACTCGGCGTATCAAAGTCTACACTTGGGCTATGGGAAACAGGCGATACCCTACCAGACGCAAGATCACTGCATGATTTAGCCGTTTACTATGGCGTAAGTGCAGATTATCTTCTCGGATTATCCGATGTGCAAACTGCCAATATTGACGTAAAAGCAATCTGTGAATACACCGGCTTAACAGAAAAGGCACTTTCTTTCTTTCATGATGGAATTGCCGACAGAGATGAAAATGGGGTTTATCCGGCTGGTTTTACAGATGACATGTATTCTCCTAAGAAGCTGATTAACGATATATTTGAATGCGATATCATTGATCCTTTTTTTGCTATAGTAGAGTTTTGCGATGGAATGAATGATGCTGTTGAGCCAGATTCAAATCTAAGAGTTATAAGCGATGTTATTTCAGATGACGAAGGAAACTGTCGGGGGCGAGGTATAGCCCATCTTACATTTAAGCAATTTGCTGAACTTAAAATTGAACATGCAAAATCAACATTTTCGGACTTGTTGAGCATTCTTTATTGGAAGTATCTCGAAAAATTCAAGTAAATGTAACGCTGTCAACAACATCAGGAGATAAATTATGGAAACATATCTTGCGTATTTTGATGAAACCGGTGATGATGGTTTGATAAAATATTCTTCGGACCATTTTGTTCTTACAAGCCTCTATATGCCATCTTCTAAGTGGCAAGAAAATTATGACGCTCTCCGTCTTATGCGTCGTGGATTACGCGATGATTTTGGCTTACATGTTACAGAGGAATTCCATACTAAACAATTTTTAACTGATAAAAATCCTTATCGCGCCTACAGTTGGACATCTGAGCAAAAGCAAGAAATTCTCAAGCGTTATACGATTACGTTGGCCTCGTTAGATATGCAGTGTATGAATGTTGTTATCGATAAAACGAAAGTAAAAAGTAATACTTACTCTGTACTGGAAAACGCATTAACATACAGCGTACAACGTATTGAAAACGATAGTGCCGGCCGTTGGAAATATATTATATTATCTGACAAAGGGCGCGTTAGTGTTATGAGTCACACAGCGCGAAAAATCCGCGCCTTCAATCCAGTACCATCGATGTTTGGTTTTGATTACCGTAACCAGCCAATCAAAAACATGGTAGAAGATATTCTCGAAAAAGATTCTAAAGAATCATACTTTATTCAATCTGCAGATTTCATTTCTTATTTTTCTCATCTTTATTTTCTTACACATGATAAGAATCTTTCTTTGCCCAACCGTGTCGCAAACTTAATCGACCGTTCTTTTGTTGACAGTGTCTTAGCGACATTAAAAAAGGGTGAGAAAATCAACCTGAAAGCAAGCCGATCTTCTCACCCTTATGGTTTTGTTATTTATCCAAAATAAAAAACACCACCTACGACGCATTCGCGCTTTCAGTGGTTCAATTACAGTATAACCGCAGATTTATAAAATGTCAATCATCTTAGCTCAATTTAGATAAAACCGCCCCCGGTGCTACCAACACCGAGGACGGTTATAAGGGGCAGTAAACTTGCAACGCCTACTGCCCCTATATCTTAGCATGATATAGGAGGAAAATGCAATGCCGAGAAAGAAAAACAGCCGCGCCGCTCAGGGCGCGGGCAATATCCGCAAGAAGACTGTACTGCGAAACGGAAAAGAATATACCTTTTGGGAAGCACGTGTCACTGTTGGCCGAGATCCCGGCACGGGCAAACAGATGCGGCGCAGCTTCTCGGGAAAAACTCAGAAAGAGGTACGCGAGAAAATGCAGGCCGCCGCGGTCGCGGTCAATGACGGAGATTATTTTGAGCCGTCGAAAATGACAGTCGGCCAATGGCTCGACACATGGGCAGAAGAATACCTGAACAGCGTTAAGTCGCGCACAGTCGAAAGCTACAAGGCAAACATCAAGCAGCACATCAAGCCCGCCATCGGCGCTCTGCGGCTCTCTGAGCTGACCGCCGTTGACGTGCAGCGGCTCTATAACAACCTGACCAATAAGCGCACCAAAAAGCCGCTCTCTGCAAAATCAAAGAAAAATGTTCACGGCACGCTGCACAAAGCCCTCGAAAAAGCCGCCATAATCCCGCCGACAAGCCTGATCTACCCAAAGTGAGCAAAACCGAAATAAAGCCCCTCGCAGATGACGAAATGGTCGCCTTCCTCGATGCGGTCAAAGGCTGCGAGTATGAGACCATTTATGTCGTCACGCTCTTCACGGGAATGCGCGAAGGTGAAGTGCTGGGGCTGACGTGGGACTGTATCGACTTCAAAGGTGGCACGATCACCATAAAGCAGCAGCTCCAAAAGGTGCGCAGTTCCGGCGGTGAGTACATCCTTACTTCGACCAAGAACGGGAAAAGCCGTATCATTGCCCCGGCAAACTATGTCATGCAGCTTTTGACCGACCAGCGGAAATTGCAAAACTCACAGCGGTTGAAAGCTGGCTCTGCGTGGAGCAATCCCTTTAATCTCGTTTTCACAAATGCGCTCGGAAGGAACCTCTGCGCCCAAACGGTATATCTGCATTTCAAGAAGCTCGCCGCGGCTGCCGGTGTCCCCTCTGCCCGCTTTCATGATCTGCGGCACAGCTACGCTGTCGCTGCGCTCCGCTCCGGCGATGATATCAAGACCGTTCAGGAGAATTTAGGCCACCACACGGCAGCGTTCACACTGGATACTTACGCCCACGTGACAGAGCAGATGCGGCGCGAAAGTGCACATCGAATGGACAGTTTCATAGAGGGCATTCAGGCGAAAAAGCAGGCGTAAAATTCTGTAAGGGGAAAACATAGGGGAAAACGACCATCCATAGACGCAACAAAACCCTTGAAAACATCGTGTTTTCAAGGGTTTTCCCTTTGGTGCGCGAGGCGGGACTTGAACCCGCACGTCCGTAATGAACACTAGAACCTGAATCTAGCGAGTCTGCCAATTCCACCACTCGCGCATATTTGATTTTTAAAAAGATGGTGCGGATGGCGGGACTTGAACCCGCACGTCCATACGAACACTAGCACCTCAAGCTAGCCTGTCTGCCAATTCCAGCACACCCGCATGTTCATCTTTCAAACGGCTGTCTCTCAACGACCGCTTGGCTATTATAAGCCCAAAATAGGCCAAATGTCAACCTTTTTTTGAGAGAAAAAATAAAAAATTTTGCTGTAAGAGAAATGGCGGAAAAGCTCAGATTTTCCAAACTTTTCCGGCATCTTTTTTGTGTTAAAGCTGCGCGAGCGTCTCCCCCACCGCGCCCGTGATGACAAGGTCTGCACCAAGTCCGCGGTCGAGCGGCGTCTTGTTGATGACAACGAGCTTGTGTCCGCGATAGTAGCGCACGAGGCCCGCCGCCGGATAGACCGCGAGCGATGTGCCCGCGATGATGAGCACGTCGGCCTCCTGAATGTACTCCACCGCGCGATAGAGTATCTTTTCGTCCAGGCCCTCTTCGTAGAGCACCACGTCGGGCTTGATGCGCCCGCCGCAGGTGCAGCGCGGCACGCCCTGCGAATGCTTGATGTAGGACACGTCGTAGAACTTGCCGCACTTCTCGCAGTAGTTGCGCAAGGTGCTTCCGTGCAGCTCGAGGACATTCTTGCTGCCCGCCGCCTGATGCAGCCCGTCGATATTCTGCGTGATGACGGCCTTGAGCTTCCCTTCCTTTTCCCACTCGGCGAGCTTTAAGTGCGCGGCGTTGGGCTTTGCGCCTTCGCAGAGGAGCTTCGCGCGGTAAAAGGCGAAAAACTTCTCGGGATAGCGCTCATAATACGTGTGACTCAGGATCGTCTCCGGCGGGTCGTCCCACTGCTGATGATACAGGCCATCCACGCTGCGAAAATCCGGGATACCGCTCTCGGTCGAAACACCTGCCCCGCCGAAAAAGACGATATTGTCCGTTCCGTCAATGAGTTCCTTCAGCTTTTTGATTTCTTCCGTCATCGGTTCTCCTTTTGCGCTCGTGCGCTTATCTCACATAGCTCTTGTCAATCTGCACCACAGCGAAATAGCTCGGATCCAGCTCGTGTACCGCCTT